GCTCGAACCAGCCACGCTTACGTTCATTCTCCTCTTGCAGAGTTTTAGCGCTGCTAATATATTGCTTATAAGCTTCGAACTCCTCTCTTTCAGCGTCTGGAATAAAACCCGACCTTGACTCAAGGGGGATTTTGTATTTTTCCTTATGCTCGTTGAAGAACTTCTTTGCTTCAGCAACAGCTTTTTTCTTAGCGATTTTTACTTTCTTGACTTTAGACTCATCGTCGATATCTTCATCGTACCTGTAGTCGTCCATCAAGACATCAATATCTTCACTATCCAAACCCTGCTGGGTAATAGATAGATACTCTTTTAGGATTTCATCTTGGTCCATCGACTCGTAGTCCTTATTCAACTTGAGAAAGTCCTCGAATCCACGACCAGTTTCTTTCCTATACTTCATATAAGCAGCAACGTCTTCTGGCATATCTTCTGCCTGCTGACGCTCGGAAACCAACTCATCAAATGAATTGATCTGCTTATTGTATCGCTTACCGATATATGAAAGAACTTGCTCTTCGGTAAGATCAATCTCCTTTGGTGTTTCCGTTTGAGATATCTCTGGCTCCGGCTCTTGAGCCTTTGGTGGCTCTGGCTGAGACAGATCTATCTTTGGGATAGAATTGGAAGCTGGCGGCTCTGCGCTACCCACCTCCTGCTCATGCTTTTCAAGAAGTTCTTTCTCAACCTCTTGTACTCCCTTGGGTTCACCCCCATCAATTGCTCTTACCTTAATTTCCATTTGATTAAATTTTACACAAAATTATACAAAAAAACAATAGTCTTTTATCTAGGAGAGAACTCAGCAAAATCAAAACCATCTAAGCTGTCCTCATTAGACTCAAAGCTCTGAGGCGGCAGGTTGTTCTTCCTTTGATTTATTAACTTAGACTGCTCGCTATTCTGCTGGCTTATCCTTTTAGCCTTCTCTTTTTCACGATTCTGCTCACGCTCAGAAAGTGATGACTCCTTTATACCAGCAAGCTGCATGCTATACTCAAACTCAGTAGCCATTAGATCCTTCTTCATTTCAGCCTCGGCTCTCATCTTCTCAATCTCAAAAGCAACTTCAGCCTGCTTGATTTGCATCTTTGATTGAGACTCGGCTTGTATCTTCTGCATTGCAACCTGAGCTGCTAGCTCCTGAGACTTAAGCTGCTGCTGTGCAATCATAGCCTGCTTCTGCATCTCCATCTTTTCCTCTCGCTCCTGCTTCTTAACTCTCTTGAGTTTGAGTAACTGATTGGCAAGCTTGATGTTCTTTATCTCTCTTATATCTATTGCGTCCTCAAGGTTAATGTCTCCCTTAGACAGAGCCATCTGGATGTTTGCCTCGAGCTGAGCTTTCTGCTCCTCGTCTGGAGATATCTCTATAAAGATGCCAAAGTCATAGATGTAAAGGTCCTTGATTTCTTCTAGGATAGACACATTATACTTACCGATCTTATTTGCAAAGTCATCTTTGAAGTCTGCGTACTGCAAAATATCAGCTACCCTGTACGTCAAAGCCTCTGCAAGTGATCTGTAAATAAACTGACCGCCTTCCAATATATGTCTGGTGGCTGTGTTGGAGTTCAATGCTGCAAGCTTCTGAATCCCTACTAATGCATTAGGGTCAGGCATGGACCCATCCCTAGCCTCATTAAGCCCTGTGACAGAACGAAGCATTCCTAGGTAGTGGTTGTAGTTTGCAATCAGCATCTGCGTTTTGCTGGCTCCAGAGTTTGAAGTCAGCTGCTGGATGGGTACACGTGCGTTGTTAAAATCGCCGTCCTGAGTGTAGCTTCTACCAATAACACTACCTGTCTGGAAGTATAGCCTCAAGGCATCCTCTGGGTTGTATGCGTTCCCAGTTCCAAGGTCAACCTCGTTGAGACCATCAGCATCAATGAACACCCCATCCGGTACAGTTCTAGCAATAACCTGCTGTAGCTTAAGGTGTGTAATCTGAATAAGATCCGCAAACGGGATCATCCTACGAACCAGAGACTCAATAACTCCTTTGTATAATCTTGGGGCTACAGCAATATAGTTTGGTATGGCGTGCTGAGAGGCTGACTTAGGTCTGACCATATTCTCTGCAAGCTGCCACTTCAATAAGATGTTTGTCCCCATGACCATGATACCGTTGTACCATACGTCAATGGTTTTCTCCATCTTCTCAAAGTTACCCTCCTCCATCATCTCTACTGGCGGGTTAAACTGATCGTCCTTCTCGATAACTCTAGCCCCTCCGCCCTCTAGGATTTTCTTCTTATAGACCATCTTCTTAGTGGTCTTATAATTAAAATATAACAGCGTGCAGGTATCCCTATAGAATAAACTGTTCTCATAAAACTGAGACACGTTGAAATAGTTATACCAGTTCTGACTATATTTTGAAATCTCATCTAGATCCTCTCTTGTAAGGGTTGGGTCAATCTTAAGCAGCTCAGTGACAGGAAGGGTCTTTATCTCCCCCCAGTAAAAACAATCCCTAAAGTATGGGTCCTCTGTGTAGCTATACACAATGTTAGCCGGATCAACATACGAAACCTCAACCCCAGCCCCCGGCAGGAACTCATGCTTTAAGCATCCAATCCCAAGAACCGTAAGGTCATAGTCTAATCTCTTTCTTAAATCGTGGTAGTGGTTCTCGTCAAGTATAGTATTGATAGCCTCCTCTTCAGCAATCTCTATAGCCGGCTTGTACTTAAGCTGCATGTACAGGCTAAGCTCTTCATCATTTTCTGGAAGCTGGTCAGGGTCCATGATGAATGGGTTTACGCCTGTCAAATCCTGAATGGTGGTGAGGGTGTCTTTTGCAACCATCTGCCCCTCAATCATATCTTGGAATTTGCTTCTTTTCGCCTGAGACATAGCGTCTTGAGCGTAAGCCTTTACCTTAAATAATCTATCAGACATTCCATTGACAACGATGTCAACGAACTTTGGTAAAATAGGAACAGGCGTCCAGTCCAGATTCAAATAAGATAAGTCGCCATCAATGGCAAGCTCGTTCTTATATTTCTGAACAGACTGTTCACCACGAGCATACAAACGGAGACGGTGAAAATCACGCCACTGCCCATAGTATCTACACTGATTCCCATCTTTCCTAAACCATTCATACTGAATAGCCTGACCAACTTGCAAACCAAATTGGTCGCTTGCTTTTTCAGCATCTGATACAAATTGACTAGGGAACCCCGTAGATGTTATGTTTATTAAGACATCTTTCATCTAATAATTTGACTTGTACTGCCGTGGTTGTTATACCTAGCAAAGTTAACGCTAATTTTATTCTCTTTTTTTTCAGGTACGTACAGGTGTTTTTGGTTTGCCATAATAGCCAGACCCGAGCTAATACAGGCGTCAAACCTAGTCCTGTCGTTGATATCAAATTTAGCCCAATCCTCCAATGTTCTGGTGAATGGCATGGTCCCCATTATGTCCGGCTCTCTGTATGTACCCGGCATATCAATACCTATATGCTTTTCTATGTATGACTCAATAGCTGTGGCGTGAGCCTGCTTTACTTCTTCAGATGTATTCGGAATCCCTCCGAGCTCACGCTCAGTTTTTGACAGCTTTGTGTAGTGTCGATCTGGTCTGTTCATACAGAAATGCCTATACCCCCTGTTCTTAAAATGATATAGTATCCTAGGTTTGTTGTTCTCTATAAGGATAGGCATCCCATAAAATACACAAGCCATCAACACTTCCTCGAAAAAAATCTCTGCCGTTTGTGGACGAGCTATGTACTCAAGGAAGAACTCGTTGACCGGAGCGTCATCCATATGGAACTTTGTCAGCCCATGCAGCGCTCCATTGGAACCCCTACCACCAACCACGGCAGATATGTCATATGAGTCACACCCGAAAACGCCTAGGTGTTCATTGCCCGGATACTTAGCCCCACCCTTGGTTACTACGTTGTTCTGTAGGTTCTTCTGTGGGACCCAGCTGATCAGAAACCTCCCCCTACTGTCTGGGGTCCAGACCACCTCGGAGTCCTTCACCCCATCCTTCCAGTGGAATGACCCCCTAGTCAGGTAGTGCTCCTTAATCATGGAGTCGTTATAGTCTATCTGCTGGTATATCTTAGTCAGGTTAAAAAGAGACTGCTTGCTCTCGTCCCTAAACGCATGGGACTCTGTCCTCGGGAACTGTCTGTAGTATTCGTTCAGTGCATCTGGATCGGACTTCAATGAATCAACCTCAGCCTCCCAGTAATCTATCGCCCCATTCGTAATCCAAGCCCCATCAACACCCCTGAGTTTGCCGTCCGGCTTCCTGAATACTGGCATCCCATAGATATCAATGAAGCCCTCCATGTTCCACTCCATTGGAATAAACAATGAGTATAAACCGCTCTTGGTCTGACCGTTTGCGTTTCTATCTTTTACGTTTGAGTCCTCGTACAGCTTCTTGTAGTTGTCTCCACCCTTACTGAGTGCATTCGAGGTAGACCCCATCAGACACTTACCAATAATCTTACTACCCAATCGAAGACAGGTCTTAGTGACACGCCAGTTGTTTAGGATATTATTCGGCTTAACCCACTTAGCGCTTTCATCGTGAGCTAAGAACAGGAGCTTTTCTCCATCGTATGAGTTCTCCTCTGTATTCTTCCAGTCTATCGTTGTATCAAGACCATCCATGCTCTCCCCATCCACGTTGTGCATATTCTTCTTAGTAATCTTAGACGCAGGCACCCGATATGCCAGCTCAGTCTTAGGCTTATCCATACCGTCCATGATGGGTCTAAAGAAGAAAGGCAAGCGGCTGTTAATTGGGACAACCTTATCTGTAAACATCTTCTTTGCATCAGCACCTGTCTTTGATAGTATACCAACCCTAGAATCTCTGGCAAGGGTTGCAATGTTCACACACTCAGAAGATGACATAAATGAGAACCCAGAACGACGGATCTTAAGATATATCATTCCGAAGGATCTATCATCAGCCCTACATGCCTCCCAGAAAATAAAGAATATCCTGTTGGCTTCACGGTAGTCGGGGTACCCGATATCTATACTAGACCACTGAAGATACATCCAGTGCGCCCCAGTTATATAGGTAGGCTTCCCATTGTTCATGAACCAAAACCCCTCTTCCCTGTAGTCAAACTGCTTCTCTATGTAATCAACCCACCTGTCCTTAAACTCGGCAGGCATCTCGTTCCAATGGAATATAGACTGTATCTTGGATAGCTCCTTTGGCAAGTCAACCCTATCCCAGTACTGATCCTCCTTTAGTTCACTTCTCGAGTAAACACTATCCGGTTCTGCCGGAAGCGCAATCGCAAGCCCAGATATTTCGACAACCTCTCCTATACGACCAGTCTTTGATATTACGACCATATCGTACTTCTCGTTGTATCCATACCTCCAAGCCTTAGCATTATTCTTTGAGGACATAACGCTCTTCGGTACGTAGTCTACGAGAACCCTATAGATACTATTGTTTACTTCTTCTTTCAGCAAAGCCCTGCTTTGTTTCAGTTTTATTTAATCCCCTCTCAGACATCTCTATACTTTCACGCTCAGCTTCTATCCTGTTAAGAATCTCGAACGCATCAAATATAGCTAGCTTCTTTGTGGCAGCAGCATTCTTAAGCCTGTCAGCTGCAAGCTCATCGTCCGGGTCCGGCTTTATAATATCCTCCTTTGCAACCTTGATAAGTTGCTCTACAGCCCTATGCCCTGCCTCAATAATTTTTAGCTTTATCTCTTTCATTTCTTTTCTCTTAGAAAGACAACCTGTATCAGCCTTGATGATTTACCAGTACCAAAGTTCTCAAATATATTTCTATGGTGTGGAAGACTTGAATCGAACATGATAGCCCTATTAAACTTTGAGTATACAACAGAGGCTACCTTTCCATCGAGATCATATACCGTTGTACCATCATTTTCAGGATGCTGCTTACTTAAATATAGTATAGCTGTTATATCCCCCATCATGTCATCAGTGTGCATGAAGTTAGGTTCCTCCTGATTTAGTGGAGACATTCTAATAAACTTCCAAGCCACCTCAAAAGAGTCGCCTGCTATACCTAAAACATAGTC